GTTTTTGTAAGGTTAAAGAAAAAGTCCTCTGTTCGTTCATTGTTGTTATAGTCGGTGTATGTTATTGTTTTTTTTAACATATTAATATCTCCCTTCAAGATAGTAAAATTTTCATTTGTAAAAAGACCCTACCTACATAATAGGGTCTCTTAATTGTTGATACGCTTATTATCACATATAGTGTATCATTATAAGACCTCTGCTAACACAGAATGGCCTTTTATTTTATTAAGCTGCTCCTATGAGCGTAATTATTTCAGCTGGTAATGGAAGTCTAGCTTCTTCAGCTTCTGCTCCAAATAGAATAGCTTCTACTATTAACATTTTAGCAGGTGTTATTTTTGTTGAATCTAATGTTAATGATGCTGTTGGTTTAAATCCAGGTACTACTACAGGAGTAGTTGATATTCCCCATGATAAAGTTATTGCTTCTGGACTTTCGTTCATAGTCTTATAACCTTTCTCTGATGGTGAAGCCATTGCTCCATATATTAAATGAATTTTATAACCATAATCAGTTCCTTCTTCATCATTACCAATAGTTGTTGTGTAACAAAGACCAAATGTTTTACGAGACTGTTGTCCAGCAGTAACACCTAAAGCAATTTCAGCAGAACCATCACAAACTGCAAATTCATCTGGATATGTGTATGCTTCGATAGTTGCACCGAATTGTTCTGCAGACATTAGGTTTAAATACTTAATATCATCTGCATACATAGGGGTAGCTTCTGCACCTGAAGGACTTTCTGTAACAGCAGTTAAACCATTCCATGCTACGCCTAAAGAATACACTCCTCCTGTTTGTAATGGATAAAGAACACCTTGCTTTACCCCTGTTTCATATAATCTTTCACCTGATAGATCCCAAGCTAATTTTGCCATTTTAATATTCCTCCTTAAATTTAAAAATATAGTGTAAATGCATCATGATTAAGATTATCAATAGTATAATTTCGATTAAAACTACAGAATGGCAGTTTAGCCACTTCACCTATTATTATACTGTCTGGATCTCTGTCAATCACAATTACTTCATATGATATTTTAAAATCATACGCTTTATCATTAGCATATTTAGTATTAATTTTATCTCTAGAATATACAATTGCTGGATATTCCATTCTTACTGTTTCGGGTGGTTGAAAATATACATTAGTTGAACCTATAAGATTCTCTAATTTAAGTTGCAGATCAATCTGTTTTCCCATTATATGCACCACCCATACTTAGTATTAATCTAGGGAATTGTACATCTACGTTTGAAACTTTCCACTTACTTCCCATATACTCAATGTATAATATAGATTGAAAATTCTGATTGGCGAATGGATCGGCTACAATACTAATCGCATTTGAAAGCTTTATATTATCATTGAGAGTACTAGTAGGAGATAGACTCCTACTGTTTTTAAGTACCTCCCCTGAGTAAGGTTTAACGGTTATAACTGGTTCCCATATTCCAGGTCGAGTTTTAGTCATTATTCCGTAGCCGATGTTTCCAAAAAACTTTGCCATTTTGAATCCTCCTATACGTTAGCCAGCTATTACAGTTACAAATTCATACACTTGAGCTGAGTTAGGCTTTGTTAATCCACCAGAGCATCTAGTCTCCATTAAATATTTGAATTGATTGAAATCAATATCAAAATCATCAAAAGTAGCAACCTGACCACCTTTATCTGCTCCGAAATTATAGTCTCTTAGGTTAACTTTGATTGCCATTAGTTCTCTAGTATCATTCTCGGTGCCAATGGTTCTTGTCATACCTTCTATCTGAGGTATTTCTACAATTGCACTAACTCTAAGAGCTGCACAAAGTGTAGCATCAGACTCATAGATCCTTCTACCAGTAGTATCTTCAATCCATAACATATTGGTATGAATATCTGGAGTTGTATAAAGAACTGGACTTCCAGAACCTTTATATCTCTTATTGGTAAGTGCTATTTGTTTAACCATTGATTTGAAGTCTGTCTTAGTTGTTAATTCTTCTTTAATCGTATACAAATCAACGTCTGAATAAATAGGTATGATGTTTTCTTCATTTATTTTATAAATATCATCAACAGCTCTTCCATCGCCAAGTAATGCTGCTAAAGCAAGCTCTTCATCTAGTAATGTTCTTAACTGAAAACGAACCATTGCTACTATATCAAAGTCAATTACATCTAGTATGTCATCTCTATCCAATTTCTGTTTAACATAAACCGTTGTTGGTGTAATAACACGTTTTGAAGCTTTGAAATATACTTCTTTTTTCTCAGTAGCTTTTATATATCCCTTAGCTCTTGCAGTATCAATATCCATATCAGCAATAACTGATTTAACTCTACTAAATGGACTCTTGCTAATACCATTAAGTATTAATTGAACCCAACTATCTTCTCTCTTTAACCAAGTAGGATCTTTGGATAAAGTTTGAGCATCTGGAAATAGAACATCGATATTTTCAATACCATATTCTACAGCATGAGATAAGATGGCCTCCTTTAATGAACCTGATTTTTGAGCGTCAGCTAAGATAACCGAGAATTGAGCATGAGTTAATGTATTACCCTCTTTAGTAGTAGTATCTTTGTTGTCAAATAGATTTTTTTTCATTATTACTGTTCCTCCTTTGATTAATGAATGTGTGATTAATTGAGTATCGGAAGTTTTATCTTCCAAAGCACTAGTTATTAAAGAACAAACTACACCTTTTTGTTCTTCAGTAAACTCATCATATACCTCTTGAACTGTTTTATCTCCAGCAGGTGGAGTAGTACTACCAGGGGGTGTATCTGCATGTTCAATTTCAGTATTTGATATTGCAATTCCTGAATAGATAATAGCTTCTTCAGCAACAGTATCATATTTATCCCCATGTTGAATACAAAGATTATCTATTAATGCTCCAGGATTTGCTCCAGCAAGAACCAGACTTACTTCTTTAATATTACCATGTTCTACGTCGGTGCCTTTTTGTTTTAATTCATTTGCATAGATTGATAAGTTCTTAATATCGCCATGCTCAACAAGAACTTTAGCATTCTTACCAGCTTCTGAATCATTGAATGAACAAAATGCATAAACACCATCGGCTCTATTTTCAAGAAGAGCATGTCCCAAAACATTATCAGGATTGTTATGCATATGCTGCCAAACGAGAGGCACCGTTATTCCATTATTCTCTTTAAATGCGTCTTTACGAATTGTTCTTCCATCTGTACATTTAAGATCATTTTTTGTGGCATAACCACTAAAATTGTACTTCATTTTATTGTCCTCCTTTATTTAGATCTACAATATTTGTAGTATCTTTCTGTGGTACTTGATTATTTAAGTTTTTATTACGTAATTCATTTGCCTTAGGATCTTTTGAAGGCTTATAATGAATTATGCCTCTAACCTCATTAGAAGTTAATACCTCATTACGTGTAAATTTATCTGCTATATTGGCCAACTCACTAACAGGAACTAACTTGAAAGGATCTCTAAAATATTGAATAGATTGGCGTTGAGTTCTAGCAGTTTTAGTTAAGAATTTACGTTTCATTTCATCGGTAATTGTTGACAAACATGGTTCAATTGTTCTACTAAAATAATTAAGCATTGTTTTTTCATCAGCCGTACCATCAAAGATACTTTCAGTCAATCCTAACTGGTTATATAACATGCTCGTTAGATATGTGATCTGAGTCATCAAATTATTATCAGCTGATCTATTTAACTGAGTGATCTTTTCAGTTCCATCAGTATATGCAACACCATATTTTGATCCGCTTAATTGCATTTCTAGATCTTTCTTTCGAATATCGGCTTGTTGTCGACGTGCTTCAGTTTTTATAACATAAGGTAGTTGAATAATTATATCCAATTTACCAGCACCACTTTGTTCGTCAATTGAATCTAAAATATTGAGTTTTCTAATCAAACGTTTTAATGTAGAATTTGGTTCATTCATTACAGCATATAAAGGATTCTCTATAATAGCTGTTAAACTTTTACTTACTGTAATTTGTTCTTTTAAACCAGTTCGCTGATTATAAACTTCAACTTTTACATGTTCTGGATACCACTCAACTATTCTTCCCACTCTTAAAGTCTCAATGTCATAGGAGTTAGTTAATTTGGGGTCCATAGTTGTATCGATTGGCACTACTGCAATACATCCTTCTTCAAACATTGACATTGCTAAGTCTTGTATTAAACCGCGTCCAGTTTGGTCAATATTAGCCTCTACTGTTAATGCCTCATTCAGTAATGAATCCATATCTTCTAAATATCTCTTATTATCATCAAGTCTAACATGTGATATTTTAACAGAAGCAACATCAATGGCTATTCTATTATATAAGGATGAAACTATTGATTGATTGGTACTACCAGATAGTCTATTTTTATCAGGTCGTGTATAATATCCTGGACCATAACCTCGAGTATTACCCATCCAATCCATACCTGTTGGATCTTTATTAGTGAATGCATTCCAAGCATGTTGTAGTCTATCA